TCAGTAGTTTACAAGTGATAAAGCAGGTCGATTTTCTTTCTCGATTTCATCTTGTGCCAAAAACGTGACAATTCCACTAAAACGACTCAAATGCTCAGTGCTCAGGTGAGCGTATTTATTGACCATTTCTAGCTTCTCCCATCCTCCGAGTTCTTTCAGTGTCATCAGCGGTGTTCCGTTCTGGACGTGCCAACTTGCCCAAGTGTGCCTTAAGTCGTGGAATCGGAAATCGAAGATGCCTGAAACCTTCAATGCGTTTGCGAAATCAGCGCGGCTGATCTCTTTAATGACGCCGCCGTCTACTGAGAAAACATATTCAGATTCACGGCTACGTCCAGAGATAATTTTCACGGCCTCATCATTGAGGGGGATCGGTCGCGCTTTCCCTGACTTCGCATTTTCTGCCGTAACCACGGCAATACGACGTGATAGGTTAACGTTTTCCCATTTCAGAGAAAATATCTCTCCTTTCCTCGCGCCAGTAAGCAGCGCAAATGAAACCACATCCTTCATCCAATCCAGACGCAAAGCCCCAATAAGCATCCTTGCCTGTTCCTTCTCAATCCACCGCACACGAACCTTTGGCTCTCTCTGCGTTGATAGGTGAGGCATTCCATTAAGCCAGCCAGAAGCAACAGCCAGAGAGAATGCTCGCATAATAAATGCCCTGTACCGGTTACGGGTGGCATTAGATAGCTTGCACTTCTTTGCGGTAGAGTGAGTGGGGAGGTTGTTTGCAATATCCTCCCCTGTGATTTTAGAGATGATCCGCCCACGGAAAACAGATAACCAGTATCTGGCGTAAATCTGCTTATTTTCAAAGCAAGACTGGTTCTCCGCATCACGTAATGCAAGGATAACTATATCCTCAAAAATACGGTCAGGTATCTTATCCAGCTTTGCAACCTGCCATAGTTCATGCTTTAGCTTGTCGTGGTACTCCTGAGCTTTCGTTTTTTCCTCGGTGCGAGTAGAACGCCTAATTCGCGTTCCGTCTGGAGCGGAGATATCGACCCAGTATATGCTTCCTCTTTTGACGATCGGCATTTCTTTGACTCCTTACCGACCACACCCAGCCGGATGGCATTGTTAACTTTGCTTGATAAACTTTCCAGACTTTCTTCTCTTGCACGCCATGAACCACCCACCTTGAACATGTTGAACTTGACAGGGTTCCTGTAGATTGTGTGAGGTGAAACATTTAGCCGTTCGGCGACGGCTGATACCTTTAGATATTGCTCATCCATCATTTATCCTCAAACTGCCCATTCAAAACGCCAATAGTCCAAAGGAACCTAACGAATGGAATTCCGAGAGGTTTAATTGTTTCGTAGTGGCTGAGAAGAATGGGGCGGGTGATTGTGTCGATGTTGGTTTTTTTTGGCGCGGACTTTATTGCAGATTTCATTGCTTCGTTGCATCGCCGCGCCACATTGCGGATCGCGTTGTCTTGTTCTGCTGTCATGTCATGCCGCTTTCACTCCCGCCATAATATCGCTGCCGATTGCGATCAGTTCGTCGCGTGATACGGTTGTGAATTGGCAACGTGGTTTGATGAATGGTCGCCAGATGAATAGCAGACTGCCTTTGCTGTTTCCGTTTTTACCGGGTTTACCGGTGCCAGCATTGATGAATGCCAGTCTGCCTCCGGTGATAATCCTAACTTCGTCTACAGATTCGAGTGCCAGGGAAAACCAACCGGTTGACGTATCTGCAGGGAGTAGCATCACAACTGGCTGGCTTTGAGCTCTACACTGCTCGGTGGCCTTTCCCACCCACGGAGTTATTGCGGAGTAGGGGGGATTGCACCAAATAGCGCCGTAGCTTACCCACTCGCTATTCAATGCATCATCGCTCTCTGTCAGATATCTGGCGCACAAGGCGTTTCCGTGGTCGGCTGCCGCGTCGAGATAGAAACCAAACTCAGCATCAAGTGCGGCAAATACCTCTATCGGCGTCTGCCACCGGTCTTTATGTTCGAGTGGTGTATTGCTCGCAAACTCACTCACGCTGCATTCCCCCACACTTTGGATAAATCCCTAGGCCGCATCATCGATGTAGCCACATATGATTTTTTACGGTTCATGATTTCAACGACGATTTTCATTCCATCAACCAAAACGGTGTAGTTTTCTGACTCTTTAGATGGGGCGTAATCACCGTATTTGGCTTGGTGATGTTTAAGCGCCGCTTCCATTGCTGAGAGTTCTATCGGTGTTGGATCACCCTTGATGATGTGTCTCATGCATCCTCCGGCAATAAAAAAGCCGCTGGTTAGCGGCCGTTAATCTTGGTTAACTGGTAAGCACATCAGAACATGGTTAGGCCGCTTCTCATGAATCAGCTTTATCCATTGTTCACATGTTTCTTTTGGCATAACTTCAGGTGTAACGGGGAGGGCGTCGCAAGCATCTAATCAGCAGGCGCTGACTAGAAGGATATAACCGGCTATCAGCATCTATTTCTGCTCCTGTGCTGTAGGTGCTTTAACGAAACACATCCAATGTGTATTTGCGCGCTTTCCGACCGGATGCCCGAATGCCGGCTTATGCTTAGTTAGTGCTAAAACTTGGCTTACTGGGATTTGTGTTTCATTCCACTTAAAGATCAATGTGCCGTGGCCACGCAGTACGCGAAATGCTTCGTGAAATCCCTCTTCTAAATCATCGCGCCATGTTTCTTTGTTAAGCACGCCGTACTTTTTACGCTGCCAGCCGTTTTCACCGGCACGCACTAGATGCGGTGGATCAAAGACAACCACGTTGAATGACTCGTCAGCGAACGGCAAATGACGAAAGTCAGCGATCATATCCGGCTTAATTTCAAGGTTGCGGCCGTCGCAAAGAGTGTGGCTTTCACTTCGGATATCGCAAAACATCACATCAGGGTTTTGCTTATCGAACCAGAACATGCGGGAGCCGCAACACATGTCTAAAATTGTCTTAGTCATTATTCGCTCTCCTGTGCCGTTGGATTCTGCTTTGCATTGAGTGATCGCTTGATGATTTGAAGAGCTTCATTGAAGCCATCCACACGACCGCGCAGCCACGGTTCCTCGTCAATGTCGTAGTCTCCGTTTTCGAATTCACAATCAAAGTCGAGATTATCCGGCAACTTGTAAGGATTACTTACAGGTTGGGCTGATAACAACTTAGCTGCATCTGCTGCCAGTTCTGTAATGCTGATAGTTGCGCAACCTTCAATGCCGTTCCGATCCTCGCCGTAGACGTCAAAATCATCACTATCGATGTCAGAGGCATCAAAAGCCGCAAGCTCATTCAAGAACCACAAGACGTTATCGCCGTAGCGTAGTTCTGGCCGTTCTGGTATTACAGGTTGTGCGGGTGCTGCCACATCAACGTTATTTTCGGTAACCTCAATGCATAACACCGGAACGCCATTGCTCTCGCTTGTACCGACGATTTCACCGAATAGGCGATGACCAATATTATCGGAGCCAGTATCAATCGAAACTTTCATGCCAATTAATTCAGGCTGTTTAGGCAATACCGGTACTGCATAAACCAGAACCTCGCCATCTTGCACAGGCCATTCCCCATCGCGGCAATAATCTGTAGTGGCCTCAACTTGGCCGCCTGATATGTGGAACGAGCCAATCGGATTCTTAGCTGCTTGCTCGTATGCCAGAAGCTTCTTCTCCAGCTCATCACGCTGCTGAACTACTGATTCGTATGTCTGAATTGGTAGGTTGTTCATGAATATCTCCTATGCGGCCCAATGCAGCTCGCGCGCCAGTTTCGTTAGAAAGGCGTTATGTTTTTCTGCTAGTCGCTGGGCTTTTATTGGATTGGATGTGAAGGTGTTATCGGGGAGTACCCAGCCGTTGTTTTTTCCTGAGTAGGGAATGGTTACTTTCCCCACTCGGATATCATTGTGAGGATGCCACAAGGCTTATTCCTCGCTACTTCCATCAACTACTGAATACTCTCCGTGAATTACTGAGGCGTTCTCTTGATCAACTCCAGCCTCGGCTTTCTCATCCATAATGACGGCTTTCTGCATTTCGATACTGACTGGAAGATACTTAAATAGGCGGCGAATGACGGTCTTTTTCGCCATTTCTTCCCAGTGGGTTGACCACGGCCCGCTGTTTCCTGCTTTGCTTTGGCTGCGTACCTTTTCAACTTGCTTGAACGTCATAACTTCGAACTGTACGCCGCCATCTTTCAGCTTTGCTACAGCATAAACATGAGTGATTTTTGCATCTTCGTTCTCGCCCGGTATGTGTGTCAGGGTTTCATTTAGCCCGTACTCAAACTTGAACTCATCCCCTTCACGAACTGTACGTGCAGAGATGCTAACTATCTGACCAGACCGTCGCGCTAGGTCAATCATCCCGCGATACCCAATGATTAACTGCACATCCTTGCTAACGACTTCCCATTTCCCCGTTGATGGATTCTTTTTATTTTTATTGAATGGCAGGAGGTATGCGTGGCCTAAAGAGTTTCCGGGCTCAAGGCCAAGTTGTGAGCATTGAACTACGGAACCGATAAAGCTCTGCTGATTACAACCTGCCAGCTCCGGGTTTTTTCTTATTTCGGTAGTGATGATGCGGATCATCCGATCAGCAGTCATATGTCGCGGTAGCGCGGCTGCCAACTGATTTTTCATCGCTGGCTGATTCATGAATGCTACAAGAGTTTGTTCTGGGGATTTTTCTGCTGGCGGTTTGGATTGCTGTGTCTTCTGCAGGTCTGCGGTTGCAATTGGTGGCTGGCTACTCATTTCTTAATTCCTTAGCCCAATAAGGGAGTGATAATGTTTCGATGCCCGGCCACTCATTTGTGGACAGACATTCAGAATAGGTACGTAGATTTCGCTTATATTCTTCACGCCCAGCCTGTCTAGCCTGTGCATCTGACGTGAAGATTTTGACTGGATAACGACCACAATTTATTGATGTGCTGATCGCGAGGAATACGAAGGTAGGATGCTCGCCAAATTGCTTGTGATACCCATCTGAATAGAACGGGTCTTGGACGTGGTACCGGTAGTCGTAATATGATCGACCGAATCTATCCATATCCGCTGTGCTCTTAACGTCTAAGCACCAGTTGAACTCAGTTATCATTTTGTCAGGGCGGCAACGGCATAAAACGCCCGTCTCATCATCTTCCCAATAGATGCTCGCTTCCTGAACTCCTTGAGCTTCAAGCATCCATCTTGCTGTTGGGTGGGCGAGGGCGCTTTCGCGCATAATCTTTAATTTACGCCCCTCTTCGGCAGTCATGATTGTCATGTTCAATCCTTCGCATTGCTTAAGAAATTCCTTTTCCTCCTCTTTCCCTGCATTGCTTCTGCGATTGAACTCAGGCGCCACGATAAATCGCTTGTCGAACTCATCAGGCTCAAGTAACAAGCAATGTAGAGCTGAGCCCATGTCGAGAGATTTAATCTTCTCTTCATCAACTGGGGCGTTTTTACGCCATAAATAAAAAGCTGGGTTTACTGCAATATCATCCAGCTGCGACTTACTAATCCCCTCGCCAGCATGATAATCTTCGTTTGAAATATCATAATAAATGCCTGTTTCCATCATGCCGCCCATCCATACTTATCGTTCCATTCGGTTTCTGCTCGTTCCCATGCCATTACCGTGATGAACTCGTTGTATGCATCTTTAGCTTTTGATGTATACAAGCCCATCCGAACCGATTCAGGAAGGTTAAAGCCAGCAAATGACTCTGGACCATCTGGGTACTCTGAAAGGATTTCTTCTGCGCGATTATCAATCCAATTCTGACGCTCAAGTTCGGCGTCGCTTTGCTTTATTCGCTGATCTTCAATGTAATCCTGCAACTGGTATGCGTTCACTTCACACCTCCGTTAAACCTTGCTAGGTCGCTAGCTATATCCCATAAGACACCATCTCGTAACCGGCATGATTCCATAGCCAATGCTCGAAGTAGCTTTACTGAGTAGCTCATAAGGGATTACCTGGCTGATTCAATAAGTCGATAAGGCGGCGGGCGGCATCTTTCGCTCGCTCGATTAAATTACGTAAGTGTGACTGTTTGAGGTTGCCCATGTTCGGGCAACCCGCGATTGCATAAATCATGGGTAACTCCTAGTTATTGATTGTTGGTTTCATTGCAAAACGCCTACGCTTTGCGATGAATTAGTTTGTTTAGATGGGGTATATCAACGCTTTATGAACAACAGGCATAAGCACAAAATCACTATGGATAAACTGATATAATGGACATCCACCCCAGAAGTGGGCTTTGACTTGTCATATATCGCTATATGGCCTTTTTAGACCTGATACCCAGCATCCGTATCAGGTCTTTTTTTGCCTGAAATTTGGGTATAAAAAAGCCCCTAACGAGAGGGGCAAAACGTGTCAGCTAACCAGAGCAGTCATTCTCCAGTTATGAGCGGGATTGCTCACAGCAGATACTCAGTGAATACCTGCTAGGTGCATTACTCGTTCAAATATCACGGACGTATTCAAAGTCACCGCAAGAAATGACATCTCCGGTAGTTGAGTCCTTCGCGGTCACTGGTGCTCTCACCAATACAGCATCCATATCACCCCAACCTTTACGCAGTGATTTATTGCTTGGCTCTTTATTCCCACAAGCCTCAAATACTGCTGCGCTTTCGGTATCAAATCGCGCTCTACCGTCCATGACGAATCATTCGTACAGTTGTCATATCTATCTCCATTCTGGGTATAAAAAAGACCGCTAGGTGGCCTTCTGGTCATCATTTATGCTTACAGGCCCATAATATTCGTCTGGATTCAGAATGAGCTTCTTCTGCTGCTCTGTAGTAAGCTCAATATCTATCTTTCTGTAGGTAACTGACCCCATTGCATTAACAACATGGCCAACATACTGAACCATTACAGTTAATGACTTCATTTGGCCTCCACGATTCTGCCGAATGCTTTGCCAAGCTCGAAAGTGGCTCCGACCATCTCATCATTTTTTTCAGCGCGGAACGCTTCCAGTAGTCGAAGCGTGTCTTCGTCAGTCGCCCAGGTTTTTCCATTTGCTTCGAAAGTCTCCATACCTACCTCTCTAAATTAAGGGAATGCTCTTCCCGCGAATCTTCTGGCGCCCCTTTATCTGCGCCAATAATGAGTGCCTGTACTGTCTTAACCACCTCAGGCAGCAGTGGTTCCTTCGTTCCCCAACGTAAGGAATTCGAATATAATTTATCCACCCCAACGTTTTAGGATGAATTATTCATGGATTTTGGATTGGTTATCACGTCGATTCAAAGCGCTATCGATTCCGTTTCGGCTGTGCAAAGTAACGCCGTCCTTCGGGAGCGTCTCGCCTTCATTTGCGAGCAAATGGACGTACTTCAAAAAGCCCATACTGCGACCGAGAAAGAATTGGCCGAGGCAAATATAAAGATTGCAGAGCTTTCTAAGGAAGTAGCGGCTAACAGGGCAAAGGATGAGTTTGTCTTTCACCGCACTGCGGCCTTTCGAAAAGAACCCTCTGGTGGGTATGTGAGGTCGGTTTATTGTCCCAACTGTTTTAAACAAGTCGGGAGTGACTTCGGTGACATGCCTTACCATTGTTCCTCCTGTGGCTGGCTTGCAGAGTTCGGTGGGAGAGAACTCAGTCGCGTTATGGAATCCCTTCCTTAATTGAATCTGCGGGGTAGATAACTACCTCGCTGTCACACTTTTGCTCTTACGGTATCCTGCTGCGAATATTGCTACCTGTGGCAGGCAGCACGAACCGGTTACCTCTTCTTCACCTCTAACAACTGGTGTCGGTAGTGATAGTGCTTTTACTGTTATCTCTGAGCATCCAGAGAGCGTGGTAGCGATTTTGCTTGCCAACCGGCGCTCTGCATTGGCTGAGTTTCTTTCTTCACTACGGCGCTCTAGACGGCGTAATTTGCAGCGTTGTTTTGCGTTCATGGATTTCTCCGTTAGCTAGCTTTGGTGGTGTGGTGGCTGGTAGTCTTTCCCCAGCTTGTTGAGTCTCATTCCGTGGGGTATAACCGGCACCCCAGAGATTTTCCCATGCGACAACGTGCGCGTTATGGCGGCCTTATCGCCCGCGACTCCCCATCTCGTCCACGTTATTACTAACGTTGGGAGCGCTTCACCGCTCAACAGTAGGTAAGCACTTGCCAGTGACTAACTGGCCTCACCACACCCCAAAGCCAACTACTCTTTGACTCACACTCTCGCAGTGAGCGCGCTCATGCCCTTGAGTATCTGTCGCGTTATCGCCGCTAATAACCGGTACGCGTTTGGCGTTCGCGCTGCTTTACCGGAGCTTGTTTTGATATATGAACCTTGACCCATAACTACACAGGCTCGCTCAATGGCGACTCAGGGGCAGCATCATTACTGCTGCATTGCCTTTCGGCTGCGGTCTAACCGCTTTAGTGCACCATTTGGCACCTCCTGTTATTGGTTAGATATTTCGTACACCTCTCGGCATACCTTCTGATTGTTAAAGAGCATCCAACTTCCTGTTGGTTAGTGCGTCCTGCCGTGTCGATGGAGTAGATTATTAACCAGTAGTTATTTTCAGTCAATAACCAATGGTTAATAAAGTTAAGATTATAGGTTAACTATATGAACCTAGTGATGTTTTATTTTTTATGATTGGGTATTTGGGGTGTTTTTGGTGGTAAAGTGAGCAAAACAGGAGGGAATATGGATAAGAACGCGATCGGCTATAACGACCTATGCGAAGCGGTGGGAAAGGCAACGCTGAATTTGGTGTCTTACAAGCAAGAGGTGACGAAGGAGTACATCATTTCGATGTTGGAATCTTTTGCACAGATTGAGTATGACGAGAAGAGAAGGGCGACGTACATAATGGCAGCGGAGGCGATGAAGGAGTGAGGGCAATAAAAACCCCGCTCGGCGGCGGGGTTGCATATACTTATTAGTATTTAAGCGGCTTTGCGATTCATGCTTTCTAGCATGAACTCTTTGCGACATTTCATGTCTGCAACGATTTCATCCAGACGCTTCGCAAGCCTTAACATAGTGGTAATGCTTTCAAGTTTGGACATTTGATACTCCCGCTTGTGACAACAAGTAATTAGAAATTGGCTTTCTTTAACATCCTTGAGCTGCTTTCGCACATCTCAGGGTTTTTTAATTTGATATCGTTGATTAGCATTTGTGCGATTAGCAGAACCTGTTGCAGGTTCAGATCATTATGCTTTTTAGCTTCTTCACTTAAACCAATGATTATGGCATCTAACTCATCAAGTGACGGGTCAACGAGTTCGTGCAGTTTATCTATCCCCATCTGATCCAAGCTAGTTGTTACGAACTCAATGAGGCCAGTAACCGCCTTCTTGATGCTAAACAGTTGCTTTTCTTGGATAGATGCTTCTGCGTCGTGCTTCAACACGGCGCCAGTAAAATCGTGGGTCACTAATCATACTCCTTATATAGTACTGATCAAATGTTTTTTCAATGGGAATGGCCCATTTATCTTATGGGTAAGCATTTTGTGCCAAAGAAGAACAGTACTATATAGTGCGATCCCTTCGTACTACGTGCTTACTATATACACACAGATAACAATCGAATGCTATAGGTGTAGTGTAAAAATCATTCTAATTCTGTGATGTTTATACGTAAGTGTAGCCCATTATCTCGATAATAGGATGCACTCTATAGCGCACCACTAAAACGTATCCTCAGGCCACTGGGCTAAACCAGCATCACAGAGTAATGAATTACTCGACCAATGATTTCAACGCTATCTTGATCGGCTTCTTCATCTGGGAAGTCTATTTTGTTGTAGCTTCTGATACTTAGCTTCTTGTTTGGCAGCCTGAACAACTGCTTAACCCGCAATAAGTCACCATGATCTATCGCGTAAATAGCACCATCAATAATTCGTTTGTTAGCCAAATCAACAGTTACCGTGGTTCCCTCTGGGATTACTGGTTCCATGCTGTGCCCATGCACTGGAAACGCTATGGTACAGGCTGGGTCTGCGCCAGCGCGACGAAGTGTTGCTTTAGAGAATCTAAGCTTAAATCCATTATGGTCTTCGTTATTCACGCATCCGTGTCCTGCGGCTAGCTCAATACTTTTGAAATAAGGGATCTCTACCTCATCATCACCGAGAGGTGTATTGCTATCCCACACGTCAACGCCACTCCACTGGTTCTGTGGAGGCATATCTGGTTCTTTTTGAGCTATAGCTGCATCTTGGCTCATAGGTTCTACTCCATACTCAAGCCATTCAGCCCTAACATTCAGCCACCGGCTAAGCGCAAGGATGTTTGTTGAGTCTGGTATTGCTGCGCCATTTCTCCACTTCCAGATCGCAGGCTCACTAATTTCAATACCCTGTTTTTTTAGGGCTGCTTTGATTCTTCCGGGCAATCCTCTCCCTGCCACGCCCGCATCTAAACAAGCCGCATCAAGTCTCCGAGAGAACGCTTCTTTTACATCGTCTTTTTTAACCATGCGTTAATTATCCAAAGAATTGACATAACTGTCAGTTAAGATATATTCTTAACCCGAAGTTAATTTAGTTAATAAGGATGCTTATGAACCCTGTACAAATTGCAGTAAATGCGGTTGGTGGGCAGACAGCAGCAGCTAAGTTATGCGGTTTATCAGTTGTGGCAGTTCATAAATGGGCTGTAAAGGGGACGCTTCCCCGTACCGAGTACACAGGTAAAACCAATTATTCAAAGCTGTTAGCTAATGCCTCAAATGGAAAATTCACTTCTGAGTGGCTGTTGAACGCAGCAAACCCAGATAAAACAAGCTTAGCAGCTTAAGCAACACCGCTCTTTAACAGTCATGGCCTCCCTGCCGCAATGCGGGGAAACCCAACCACCCAACCGGTGGTGTAACTATTTATTCAACAAAGGAAGTATCACAAATGGAACATGCAAAAACACGCAACAACTCACAAGAGATTGAAGTTCGTATCAGGGGGCTAATAAGCCGATTAGGTTTAGCTTCCGTCGCGAAGGGTATGGGGCTGGATAAGTCTCAAATCAGCAGGATGCAGACAGGGAAGCAATGCTTTGTGGAGAGGGTGGCCAAGTTCTTGGAGGTCATCGGGTTCTGCAAAGAAGAATCACTTTTATCAATTGCAGGAGATGAAGCCGCTGAGATAGCGAAGTCACTACGAATGCTGAGCATGATTATCAACTCAGAAAAGAAAAAGTCGCCAACTGCGGTAACAGCTGACGACTCTCAGATCACTATGAATTTTTGAGCTCATTCACAGGAGGTTAGTATGCAAAAAGACTGGAGATATGTCCAGCAAAGTACTCATAAAAGCATCATAAGAGATCAGTTTTTACGCTCGGTTAACTTGGGCTTTATTCAGAAGTTAAAGGCTTTGCTACCAGAGAAGAAAGCCAGTGAGGGTAAGAACGATGGGTAACGTTGCTTATGCGAACTTTGTTGATAAAACGGTCGTCAGGAGTATCAGGATGGAGAACCAGAAGATGGGGCATTTTGCCCTATTCAGAAGTCTCCTCTCCGCTGATTGGGCGCTTGATGTTGGTAAGTTGGCCCTATGGGTCAGGCTGATCGGTCAAGCCACTCACAAACCCCGTACAGTTAGTTTTAACGGTGTCGAATGGTCATTGGCGGCGGGGCAGTTGGTCACCAAATATGACCTACTGTGTCGAAAATTACGCGATGCAGAAGGTAAAGAGAAGAGCCCTCAGCAGGTTCGTCGAATGTTGGACTTTTTTGTGTCACAGGGCATGTTGAGTTATTCAGGTAACCGCCATGGGACAGTGATATCAATCACAAACTATAGCGATTACCAGCTCATAGCTGATCAAGAAAATGGGAATAATCACAAAAATGATGCCGAAGGTAACAAACCCAGTGCTGGCGCTGGTTTAAGCGGTATAGCCGGAGGTAATGATGCCGGAGGTAAATACGGAGGTAATAGCGAAGATAACAAACCCAGTGCTGGCGCGGCTTTAAGCCATTCACCAGAAGGTAACTCCGAAGGTAAGTGCGGAGTACATGAACAAGAAGTTATTAAACAAGAATTAAAACATACCCAAACCCACGATGTGGGATTGCTGGATGTGAGCAAAAAAACACCCCGTCAAGCAGGAACCAATCCTCGAGCATTGGGAACAAATCCAAGAGCCTCAATGCCACCATTTGACCGTGATCGGCTGAAAGAAACTTGGAACACCAAAGCTGAGAAGTACGGCCTACCAAAAATCATTAGCGTATCGGAGACCGTTGAGAAAGGTCTCAAGCGCCTATGGAAATCTTATCTGAAGCAGTGCAAAGACCTAGGCGCTAAACCTACGGAGATAAATACGTTCCTGAACGGCTACCTAGCTCATGGATACACACCGACAAAATGGTCTTGCGGTGAGAATCCTGACGGCAAGAAGTACGGGATCGAGACAGCGCTGAGGCAAGAAAAAATTGATGAAATTTTGACGAGGGAGGATTGATGGACAGTTACGATTTTGAAGAGCAGTTGATTGGCTCAATGATTATCAAAGGCGACCACGTTGATTGCCTTGAAATCGCTGGGAAGCTTCCTGCTGAGGCCTTTGCGAACTTCCACTTGCAGAACATGTACCGCGTCATCGTTGCGCTGCTGAACAAATGCGAACCGATTGACCCATTTACGGTTCAGGAAGGGGTATCGGGTGAAACTCGGGATCTGGTTTTGTCCGTATCTGCTCGCTGCAAGTCTGCGGCAAACATCAAGGCGTGGGCCAAGCGTGTTCGCCAGTGCTGGATGTTGCGAAAGGGGGAGGCTGAATTAACCAAGGCGGCTTCGTTACTTCGTGAAGCTGGTACTCATGACCTAAACGAGCGGATCGCCGAAGTCAGCGGTATTTTGTCGAACCTGCAATTCGAAACCAATGACCGGCTGCCGCGCAAAATTGGCGACCTACTGCCGGACTACATGGATGTTCTGGAGAAACGCATGAAAGGCGCTGAGTCTGGCTTGTATCTCAAAACCGGTATTGAGCCGATGGATAACGAGTACGGGGGATTCGATCGCACTGACCTGATAATCATCGCAGGGCGACCGGGGATGGGTAAAACGGAGCTGGCGATCAACATCGGCAACTCGATTGGGCACCAGAAAGGCCGCGGCCTAATGATTTCCATGGAGATGTCAGAGATGCAGGTCGTCGAACGCCACGTTGCCGATCGCTCTGGTCTAGCTATCGGCGCACTGCGTAACCCTCTGGATATGATCCCCGAGCAGTTCACTCGACTAACAGCCGCAGCCGGTATGCTTCAAGGTGAAGATAACTATGTGCTTGATGAGACTATGAGCGTTGACGAAATAATCTCACACGCCGAACGGTTGAACATGGACGGCGGCCTCAGCTTTGTTTCTATCGATTACCTCGGCCTGATGAAAAAGCCAAAGGCAGAGCGTAACGACATAGCGATCGGAGAGATTACACGGAAGCTCAAGCAGTTCAGCCTGCGCAGCAAAGTACCCGTTATCTTGCTCTCACAGCTTAATCGTGGTGTTGAGACTCGACCTGACAAGCGCCCAACTCTGGCAGACCTGAAGGACTCAGGGGCGATCGAGCAGGATGCAGACGTGATTATCTTCCCGTACCGCGATGAGGTTTATCACGACAACAGCAACATGAAAGGGATCGCCGAAATCATCGTTGGGAAATATCGTTCTGGACAGCCAAAGACTTTTTACATGGGATGGAAGAACGGGCACTTCGTCAACATTGAACAGGATGAGGCCGCGCGCCGGTACGCTGCCAATCAGAATGACAACAAGCAAGCATCAGAGTGGAGATAGTCATGACAAGTCGTGAAGGTTGGATCAAGTGCTCGGAGAGAATGCCTGATGATGGATTTTACGTGCTGGTGTCCGATGGACACTGGACTTGGGTTGAAACGCACTTTGTTGAAGAGTGCCATATAAACAACTGCAAAATGTGGCTTTCTGCAAATCCAGAGGCAGACCCGCGCCCATTGAATACGTTTACCCACTGGCAGCCGCTACCAGAGCCACCACAGGAGAGCAATGATGACAAGTCGTGAACAGTTTGAAGCCGAATGCCTAAACGGATTGATTAACGGCGGGCTAGCTAAGCATGAAAATGGAAAGTATGCCTCAGAATTAACAGATGCTGTGTGGCGAGGCTGGCAAGCAAGCCGCGATGCGGTTGAGATGGAACTGCCAAAGCGTCGGGAATACGTAGACACCCTTTCCGACCATGAGCTTGGATTTAATATCGCATTAGAGAATTGCGCCGAGGCGATCCGCGCCGCTGGCATCAAGGTTAAGGGGGAGTGACATGATTTATCGCAGAGGATGGGTTCCGGTTCTGCATCGGATTGATTTGGAAGCGATGCTCAAAGAAAACGGATTTGAAAACTGGAAAGAGATATCCAGACTTCTTTGTGAAGGTGACTCAAAAGCGTGGATTGATTATGACCTTAGCCAAGGCCAATACGCATATCAAGTGGTCGATAACACAAAATGGATGGCACGGTGTGATGCCAAGTTCTGGCAGCGACTAAACCGCCTGTGGTTCGTCCCGATATACGTGCTAACAATTCCGTTTCAATGGCTCATTCGTGGGAAAGTTGGATTTGAAGCAACATCTAAATTTGGGATGTTGTGCCGGAATTTAACGGGGCTGGAGTGATGTCTAATTTAACAACTCACCTAAACACCGGATTAGCTCTGATAGGCTGGACATACATCATGTGGAAATCTGGCGAATGGATGATGGGGATAGCCCTTAAGAAATGGGCTAAGCGTCGCAAGATATCCCGAAAGCAGAGGGCAGTAGAAGAGCTCTACGATGCTTTTGAGCTAGATACCATCAAGGACGGAGACCAAATGAAGATCACCACAGCTAAAGGGCTTGTAATTATGATGTATCGACAGGAGAAACCATGACCAAAAAGGTTTTCTATCTGAGAACCGAGCAAATCAGAAGTCACGCCATCGAACAAATCAGAAATCTCTCGCTAGACCAATCCAAGCCATACGAAATCGAACTATCCCCACCCAAGCGCACACTTTCTCAGAATCGGAAAATGTGGCCACTCTTGCATGACCTAGCTCAGCAGGTTGTTTGGTATGGGCAGAAATACGACGAAGATGACTGGAAAGACCTCATTACCGCTCTGGTAGCCAAGACCAAAAGAAGAGCAGCGAACCGCACCGGGTATCGGCGGCGGCGTTGTCATGTTTGGTCAGCGCACAAGCAAGATGAGAGTAAGTGAGATGATTGATGTTATCGAGGCTATCTACTGGTTCGGCTCTGAGCAGGGCGTGAAGTTTAGTGAAGAGTCATCGGCGGTAATGCGCTGGGCTCAACAACACAACAGGAGTTCAGCAGCATGAAGCGACAGCGAAGTCCGACACAAATAGCGATAGACAATTTAATCTTCAACAAATCCACTCCCCGAAGTAAACCCCAACCCATATCAACAGTAACTTTCAACTACAGCGCTCACCTGCATGATGTGCGTTGGCTGAGAGTGCGAGCGAGGAATAGACATGGCTAACCTTCGGAAAGAAGCTCAAGGCCGAGAATGTCAAGTGAGGTTGCCCGGCATATGCAACGGCAATAGCGAGACGGTAGTGCTTGCTCATTATCGAATGGCTGGATTGTGCGGCGTAGGGATGAAGCCTAACGACCTATTCGGCGCTTGGGCATGCTCTGCATGTCACGATGAAATAGACCGCAGGACAAGGCGCACAGACGCTGGTGAAGCTCACATGGCACACCTTGAGGGAGTAATACGAACTCAGGCCGCGCTGATTGCAGAGGGAAAGCTAAAACTATGAGGGAATATCGGCTAACGCTGCCGTACCCGCCGAGCCTAAACACCTACTGGCGACACGCAAGGCAACGGCACTACATCAGCGAGAAAGGCACAAAATACCGACAAAACATTATCACCATCATCCAGCAACAAAACCTCGATATTCACACCACCTCCAGACTCAAATTCTCAATCACTGCCCACGTACCAGACAAACGCCGTCGCGACTTAGACAACCTGCAAAAGGCCGTCTTTGATTCGCTTGTGCATGCTGGATTCATGGAAGACGACGAGCAGATTGATGATTTCAGGGTACGGCGCGGTGAGTTAGTGAAGGGCGGCAAGCTGGAAGTGGTAATTACGGAACTGGAGGAAGCGTGATTAAACCAGAACACAACAAGCAGGCAGCTAGCATCATCAGCACTGTGTTCATGATGCCTAGCTTACGGTTCCTACGTCGATCGCTTCGGGCTCGTTATTGCTACGCATTGATACAGGGCGATCGGTATTTAGCTTTGGTAGATAAGGGGAAGATATGAAAGCCGACATCCGAACCATACCCGAAATGTTAGTTGATACGTACGGCAATCAGAGCGAACTAGCGCGACGCCTACACATCAACAGAGAAACCGTATCCAAATATCTCAACGACAAACAGGCCAAGCACCACGCAATAGTGAATGGCGTATTCATGACAGCTCGCGGTGATAGTGGGAAAAACAGGTGGGGTAAGCGATGAATATCGAAAGCACGGTTAAGTTCCATTCACCGAAATCCACTCAAATCAGCGACTCCCCTCGCGCAACAGCATCAGACGCTTTGACCAACACTGATGTCATGTGCGCTTTGGGGATGGTGCAGAGTATGGCCCCACTCGGATTTGCTGCCTTCAACGGGAAAATGAATATCAGCGAAAACGATAAAAAACGCTCGGTACAGTTACTCACTCAATACGGACTCAAGCACTGCGATAAGGTTGCCGCCTTACGCAAGCTTGATATGAATATTAAGGTGAAGGTCGTGCAAACGCTCGCAAAGTTTGCATACAAAGACTATTGCCGTTCTGCCGCCGGCACCGAACAGTGCGAATGCTGCAAAGGCGCGCGAGTTATCAGGTCGAAGACCATGGTCATGAAACACGCCGGATGCGGAAAGACACCTCCTAAGTATGCGGAAGAGGTTACCCATACGATGTGCCAGAAGTGCAACGGAAAGGGTGAGGTATCCGTGGCATGTTGTAAGTGCAACGGGCGCGGTGAAGCTGTTAATCGCGAAGAGACGGAGCGGCAGGGCGTGCCAGTGAAACATACCTGTAAACAATGCTCAGGCCGTGGTTATGAACGCATACCGGCGCAAAAGGCATTTAGGGCTATATGCGCTCACACTGATGCAATATCAGCGACAGTATGGGATAAGGCAATAAAGCCATTCTACGAGCAACTCATCACAGAACTGCTTTCATCCGAAGAGGGGGCGAATCGCGAACTTGCGAAAGTTACCAACTAAATTGAAGAAAGTTTCAATCCGGTAACGATTGCTGCTTGCAAAATGCAGAAAACTAGAATAATCTAGCTCTAACACTAGAAATCCGTGAAGATGTTTAACGTGGGTTTCAAGAGAGGCTGGCTTAATCGCTGGCCTTTTTAGTTTTCAGCACATCACTCAGCGAAGAAGGGTAATACGGAGCGTTTGGTGTGCTGCACAACTGCATGAGTATTGATTCGATAACCTCCAAGGCTCAACGATGTGGTGCTTGGCAGTGCTCATGACAGTTGTGGTGAATGCGCAGGCTGATGCGCAAGTAGGCGACCGATGGCGAGGTAGTGTATAAGGCGGTTGCTGCAAGCCTTGAACTGTTAATCCCGTCAAGCTGGAGATCAGCGCCAGCCACTACAACCCAATTTCAAGCCCTGAGTTAACTGCTCGGGGTTTTTTTCATTTAGCGCCATTAGCTCAACAGGACAGAGCAATATCCTTCTAAGCTATCGGTTTCAGGTTCGATCCCTGAATGGTGCACCAGTGTTTTCGTCATGGTTAGCGACTGTTTTTATCATCTAAAACAAATGCAAACGATGATCTGATGTTAGCTGCGGCCTAAGAAACCAAATGCTACCGAGTATGTGTCTGTCCTCGGTCACCGAATCGACCGCGGTTTACTACCGTGATTAAAGAACAGTACCGGCTGACATGGTAAGTCAGCACCAATTCTAATTTAGCGTCATCCAAAACCAACCAACCGCACTCACACATTCCTTGTCTGGCATGGATACGGGTGACGCTATTCCCTAATTAATTACATAGCGCCGTTCCCTACGGGGAGGTGGATATGCGTATGCCAAACAAAGACCCGAGCTCATACGGTTTAGTCGTATGGGTTCTTATTGCTGCTATGTCCATTTATGGCGGCTTTGTTAAATATATCATCGATACAAAAACAAATAAGACGGCGTGGAGCTGGGTAGCTGCATTTGCTCAAGTTGCCGTATCTGGCTTTGCTGGATTGATTGGTGGACTGATCAGCATTGAGTCTGGGCTAAGTATTTATTACGTCCTAGTCGTCGCTGGAATGTCAGGGACAATGGGTAGTGTAGCGCTGTCATTCTTCTGGGAACGTATCACGGGGATGAGAAATGCAAGCAATTAATCCTCAGCGTAAAGCTTTTCTCGATATGCTAGCATGGTCAGAGGGAACGGATAAACCCGGTCAACCTACAAAGAATAATGGCTATGACGTGATTGTAGGCGGGGCACTATTCTCTGATTATTCAGATCATCCTCGAAAGCTGGTAACGCTGAATCCGAAGCTGAAATCTACGGCAGCTGGTCGGTATCAACTACTGTCTCGTTGGTGGGATGCCTATCGCAAGCAGCTTGGACTGAAAGATTTCTCTCCTGCCAGTCAGGATGCGGTCGCATTGCAGCAGATTAAAGAACGTCGAGCACTGGAGTTAATCGACGCCGGCGACATCCGTCAGGCCATCGATCGCTGCAGCAATATCTGGGCATCATTACCCGGGGCAGGTTACGGTCAGTTTGAGCACAAAGCAGATAACCTTATCGCCAAATTCAAAGAGGCTGGCGGTACGGTAAATGAGCCAAAGTCATGAGTCGAGTAACTGCAATCATCATTGCCGTTGTCGTCTGCGTCATCGTGTCGCTTGGCTGGGCGGCTAATCACTACCGTGACAACGCCACCGAATACAAGAAACAGCGCGATGAGAAAACTCAGGCGCTGAATCTGGCTAACGCCACCATCAAAGATATGGTAACCCGTCAGCGCGATGTTGCTGCTCTGGATGCCAAATACACTCAGGACTTAGCTGATGCGAAAAAGCAGCTTGATGATTTGCAGCGTTGTGTTCGTGATGGCAAGTGTGGGTTGCGCGTCAACGCAAAATGTCCCACGAACGGAGCGACCAGCACCGGCGGCCTGGGCGATGCTTCCGGCCCCCGACTTACAGACTCCGCTCAACGGGATTATTTCACCCTCAGAGAGCGAATTGCCACAGTGACTAAGCAGGTCGAATATCTGCAGGACTATATCAACACACAGTGTCTTAAATAATTTTGGAGATCTCATGAATTTCGGACAAGCACTTGAAGCTGTTAAGAGCGGAGCGAAGATTTACCGCGAAGGATGGAATGGCAAAGGCCAATTCGTCATTAAAGCTGGCGGCTACACAGTTAGCGAGGCTAGAACTGGTTCTGATTATGCGCGCGCTGGAATTGTAGGTGAATTCAATATTCAGCCACACCTCGATCTGAAAAACGCACAAGGACATATGCAGCCTGGATGGGTTCCATCTCAGGGCGATCTGTTTGCCGAAGATTGGTTCGCTGAGCCTGTATCCGAATAGTTCATTACAGAAGCTCTTCGCTGAGGGGCTTCGATAATGGTGGTCGGGTGCTCGTCAAAGGAAAGTGTCCAGTGCCAGCCACAACCGAAACCTCCCGCACCTCCAGCATGGGCAATGATGCCACCGTCGAACTCTCTCCAACTGCTGGACGAAACGTTCTCGGTATCCGATCCGGAATCGTCAGTGACCAAACATCACTGAGAATGCTACAGGAATACATCAACACGCAGTGCCTGAAGTAATTCGTCACCCCTATTACACAAACAGAGCCTCACTTCGGTGGGGCTTTTTTTCATCTGAAGTAAACCATCAGCGCTCCGAAAGCGCCCAAGTAATATCACCGAACCTGAACAAGTGAAATGAGCCTTTGGAGACGTCAGTTTAGAGCTGGCGAGCCTTCGGTGGGCTGGCGTTTCATTTCGGCAAAGGTTCATCTCACTAGTAAGGTAAACGCAATGAGTGATTCATTATCTGTTTTAATTTCCAGCAAAGAACCAACGATGAGCAGCCTTGAAATGGTTGATTACATCAACGCAGATCGTAAGGCAAAAGCTGAAGCCGCTGGGCTGAGTTATCCATGCAAAGAATATAGGCTGCTAAAGCATAATGACCTTCTCAAGAAAGTTCCAAGAGTTCTGGGCGAAAATCAATCAAGGAAATTTTTCTCAGATTACACAGACGGAAAGGGAAGGACATACCCATGCTATCGCTTCTTTAAGCGAGAGGCCTGCTTAATAGCAATGAGCTACAGCTATGAGTTGCAAGCTCAGGTGTTTGACCACATGACTGAGATGGAAGCTAAATCAGGAATTGGATTCACCATTAGTCAGTTACAACACATGCTTGCTATCGCAAAAAAGGCTTCTGATGAAGATTCATCTGATGCTGGTCGGAGATTAAGAAAAAGACAGGATGACTTAGTAACCCTCAAGAGAGCAGAGAAACTAATTGGCGATATTAGCCAGATGGCTCTTTCTATGGTTGGTGGCGGGAGGACGATCAGTCATGAAAAATAATGCGGAATTTTGTGATTTTTATTGTGACCGCGTGGCTCATGCTTATTTGCTTCATCTTGTAGCTACTTGGCGTAGGCCAATTTATCGCTATGAATTAGGGGATATTGAAGTTGACCACACCTTTCTTTCTGGTCTCCTTGATGGTTATCCAAAAGATAGGATGTCTGACGGCTATAGAGCAAAGTTTTACTCAAAGCTCCTGAAAAAATTTGATCCCACTCCAGCCAAAGGCGCAGTGATATGCGGCGGTAAAGTTCCAGAGCTAAGTAAGCGCGGAATAAAGTATATGAACGCCCTAGTTCATGGATTTGGCGACATGCTAGAAGACATTGGCGACAGGGATGAATATGGGCTGCTAACGATACCCAAAGGTGAATTCAATGACCAAATCTGAATACAACCGTATTGATTACATAGAAGAGGTCATGGGAAACGCATTTGAGCTTCTCGACACGGGAAGAGTAGCAGCGGCTAAGGAAATTATTCGCGCAGTAAATCTTCAATTACGAGTACTGAAGCGCACAGGCGAAAAGCGATACGGTAATCCAAGTAAAGCGGAAGATTGAAGTCAGTTAGCACCTCTGCGAAGCGGGGCGAGCCTGGCTAATCAAATCAAATTGCGTAGGGTTGTCGCAGCATCTCTGTATTAGCCATAACCGGTGCCTCTCCTGACTGATAGCGTACAGAGACATCAATAACGACCAATGCCGAGCGATTACCACTCGCTCTCATGGCGGTTACATGAACCGTGGCAGAAGAATCATGGAGCAATACAGTGTGTTTTCACTGAGAGCACACGATATTGCAGCATAAGTTCACATAGCGCCGTAGGGCGGATACTCACAAATCAGCAGGAAACTCCAATGATTACATCCAAGATATGGGTTAAATATTCGCTGAGGCCATGGATGAAGCCTTTGCTTGTGATAGGTGCGCTTCTGAATTGGGAATGGCTGGTAGTTTCTTGCTTCAAAAAGAAATCGTATCCGAAGGCGATGAGGTGCATTTCTCATGACTGATAAGTACAGCGTCAAAGCAACAAAGAAAGACGGAACCACATACGAAGGCGTCATGACAACCAAAGAGCCAAGACTGGTTAACGGTCTGTTTGCAATTGCAGAACATGACGGCTCATGGACATATATTCAGCCGGATGAGTTGAGTGAAATCACATTCAAGCCGGTAGCGGAAGAAACTCAGGAGTAATCATGGCACTCACGAAAGAAGAAAAGATGCAGCGCCTTGCGATACTAGGGATGATTTCTGAGCTTGAAGAGAAAGAGCGCGAAGAGATTTTAGGGCTGAGAGATAAACTATCCAGCCTGCTCAAAGAGGCCAGCAAAAAAGAATTTGCCGTTGCAGCTTTAGCATTAATGGCCTGCGACATTCAGGAAGAAGAATAAGAGAAAGCAGATGGCTGACTTCCCCTTACTGTAGGTAATTTTACTAAATCATAGAGCCATCGACTTTAACATAAGCATTAGCTGAGCTATTTGGGATAACAACCTCAACTTGCTTGCCTGAGTCAGTTTTAATCTTAATAGTTACAGAGTTTGGCGGAGCTCCAGTGTCATCACCAGTGAAACGCGTAACTACCTCTTCTGAACTCAGGTTTTCATTAACTATCGGCATAAGATCGCCGTTAACCAAACCAGCATGAATCGAGAAGTTGCCCATTCGTGCTCACCTCATATAGAGAAATATAATGGCACTCACCGACAAACAAGAAATGTTCTGTCGCGAGTACCTCATCGATTTAAATGCCACACAAGCGGCTATTCGGGCGGGGTACAGCGAAAAGACTGCAAACCGCATCGCCGCCAAACTGCTGTCAAAAGTTGACATCCAGAACAGCATCGCGCAACTGAAAGCTCAACGCAATGAGCAGGTTAACATCGACGCGGCTTATGTTTTGAGACGTTTGGTAGAAATTGACCAAATGGATGTTCTCGATATTGTTCGAGATGATTTATCGCTTAAGCCTGTTAGCGAATGGCCTTCATCGTGGCGTCGATATATCTCAGGGTTCGACTTAGCCGAGATGTTTGAGAACACTGGCGAGGACGGCGGCAGAGAATTAGCTGGGATCATGAAGAAGATTAAGTGGCCAGATAAGGTTAAGAATCTGGAGCTACTTGGTAAGCATGTTTCCGTGATGGCTTTCAAAGAGCAGATTGATCAGAAGGTCACCGCTACTCACAACATCATGCCAGTCCCAACCTGCGACAGTGCGGAATCATGGGAGGCAATCGCACAGAAACAGCAAGGCGAGGTATTGGGCAAATGAGCTACAACGTAGTTTGGAAGCCGTTACCCGGATCGCAGTCACTGTCTCTGAGTTGCCCATGTGATGAGATTCTTTTCGAGGGTACTCGCGGCCCCGGTAAAACAGCGGCGCAGTTGGCTAGATTTCGCCGATTAGTTGGCACCGGCTACGGCACGTTCTGGCGAGGTGTGATATTTGATACCGAGTATAAAAACCTTGCAGACATCATCACGCAGTCCAAACGTATGTATCGGTTGTTTGGTGATGGAGCTAGATTCTTAAACTCTGCATCAGAACTGAGATGGGTATGGCCAACTGGGGAAGAGTTGTTGTTTAGGTTCGGCAAAGAAGAAAAAGATTACTGGGATTACCATGGGCAAGAATTCCCGTTTATCGGATTTAACGAGCTAACAAAGCAGCCAAATCCTGATTTCTACGAATCTATGTTCTCCTGTCGGAGATCGTCATTTAGGCCGCAAGACTACCCGCTGCCAGACGGCAGTTTGTTGCCAAATATACCGCTAGAGACTTTCAACACCACAAACCCATTCGGCATAGGCCATACATGGGTTAAAAAGCGATTCATTGACCCAGCGCCGCGTGGAACCATCATCCGTGATAAGCAGATGGTGCCAAACCCACAAACGCAGCAGGATGAAGAGATTACGCTTACTCGCGTAGCAATTCATGGCTCATTCAAAGAGAACCCATATCTCGATCCTGTATACATCGCCACGCTGATGAACATCAAAGACCCTAATAAGCGCAAAGCGTGGGTTGAAGGCTCATGGGATGTGACGAGCGGTGGGCGATTTGACCACCTGTGGAATGAATCACTGCATGTCATCAAGCCATTCAAGATACCGGATAGTTGGACTGTTGACCGATCACATGACTGGGGCGAATCCAAACCATTTTCCAACCTGTGGTGGGCTCAGTCTGATGGCACCGAAGCAACGCTTCCTGATGGTAGTAAGTTCTGCCCTCCAACCGGTTCATTGATTCTGATTGGCGAATGGTACGGCTGCCCACCTGATGAGCTCAATAAAGGGTTGAATATGTCATCGACAAACGTTGCCAAAGGCGTGGCGTGGGTTGATAAGCGGCTTATGGGTGAAGAGGTTGAAGAACCTGAAGAGACTCAGGGGAAAGGGCAGATGCACATCGTGCCAGGCATATGTAGCAGCGTCATTCCCGGTCCGGCTGATGGCGCGATATTCAACACTGGCGACAATGAGCTATCCATCGCACAAAAGATGGAAGCACAAGGCGTTACGTGGCTGGCAGCAGATAAAAAGCCCGGTTCACGCATCAATGGCGCATCATTATTTGCGGACATGCTAGAGGCGGTGATTGAAGGCAAGAAAACTGAGTCAGGTATGCCGGAAAAACCTGCCTTCTACGTCATGGAGCATTGTCGGGGATGGATAAGCCGCATACCGGTGCTCGTTAGAGATGATAAGAAGCCTGATGATGTAGACACCACTCAGGAAGATCATGACTTCGACGCCACACGTTACCGAGTCCTGCATAATCCACCGGAACCCGCCTTCTCTATTTCACTGGATACCATTTTCTAATGACTAATAACGATATTACATTCACGCGCCCCGAGTACACCGCCGCGCTCCCTCTGTGGGAAACCGAGCGTGATGTTTGTCGTGGCCCGGTAGCGGTCAAATCGCGGGGGCATAAATACCTACCAAAATTTGAGCCCAATAACACCACGGCAAAAAATAACCAGCGTAATGCCGATTATTTAATGCGGGCAGTTTTCTATGCCATCACTGGGCATACGAAAATCGGCTTGCTCGGCCTAGCGTATCGCCGATGCCCTGCGCTATCCATTCCAGATAAATTGGATTACCTGAAAACAAACGCCGAGGGCGCTGGTACAAGCATTTATCAGCAGTCTCAAGAGACTTTAGAAAACATTCTTGAAATAGGGCGTCATGGGCTTTATGTCGATTACAACGAGACTGACAAACAATCCGTTATCCTTGCATATAGGGCAGAGGATATTGTCAATTGGAGAACGGCGCGCGTTAATGGGAAAAATAAACTGGTGCTGGTGGTATTGCGTGAATGCATCGAGACCCCTGATGGGTTTGGCTTCAAGGATGAGATCCAGTATCGTGAGTTGGCTTTGGAGGGCGGCAAATTCGTTGCCCGAGTATGGCGTAAAGCGTCCGACGCGGCAGCAGTATATACCGCTGGTGACTATTACACCCCTGTGCCTTTTGGCAAAAATTCATGGGATGAAATACCGTTTACGTTTATTGGTGCGCAGAATAACGATCCCGCGATTGACGATTCTCCGCTCGGCTCGTTGGTTGAAATAAATCTAGGTCACTATCGCAACTCAGCCGATTACGAGGACAGCGTATTTTTCTGTGGACAGATACAGCCATGGATAAGCGGATTAACGAAAGAATGGCGAGATCATCTAGAGAAAAAAGGTGTTGCCATTGGCTCTCGCAGCCCTCTATTGCTTCCAGACAAAGGAGGCGCAGCGGGATTTCTGCAAGGGCAGCCAAACATGATCGTCAAAGAGGCCATGGATGATAAAAAGGCCTACATGATTGCCCTTGGCGCTCGATTGCTTGAGCCTAACGGCGCGGTAAAGACGGCAACGGAGGCCAGCGGAGATCAAGCGGCAGCCACATCGGTATTAGGTATCTGTTGTTCTAACGTGTCTGAGGCGTATACACAAGCCTTAAAATGGTGTGCTCGCTACTTAGGCCAGCCAGAAGAAAAGATAAATTACGAAATCAGCCAAGAATTTATCGCTAAGCTGGTGGATGCGCAGATCATCACGGCGATTGTTTCAGCCTGGATGAATAAGGCACTTCCTAAAGAAGACATGATCCGCGCATTGCAAAAAATGGACATTATTGACCCAGCAAAGGATGTAAACGACGTTATCGATGCGCTCAGCGTAGAAGGGCCAACGTTTGTCGAAGGTGCGTAAAAACTACGGTCGAAGAATAGGGGGCCTAACCCGTGCCAACGGTGAACGAAAAGCTCGATACTGAAACCATTGCCCATTTACTCTTTGTTAGCCGGTACTCAACCGGCGCGGCGAAGAAGATGGTTAAAATTCTCGACAAAAGTGATAAGGAATTGAGCGCCGCGCTGTTGATGGCGCTCGAGGACTTAGATCCAGATAGTTTTACCGTTAAGCGACTGGAAAGCCTGCTGGGCGATGTGCGCAAGATTAATGACGCAGCGACGAAAGGCATGCTCGACGGCCTTCTGGCTGAAATAAACGGTTTTGCAGAATATGAATCCGGCTACCAGTTAGATTTGTTTAATACCATTATCCCGAAAGATATTCTTTCGCATATTCCCTTAATGGGGATTTCATACGAGCAGGTTTATGCCGCTGCCATCGCTCAGCCATTCCAAGGACGATTGCTGAAGGAATGGGCCAGCAATATGGGCTCTGACCGGATAAGGCGCATCACAAACGCTGTGCGCTCGGGATATCTGGGCGGCGACACGGTTGATACTATCGTGCGCCGTATTCGTGGCACCAAAGCTGCCGATTATACCGACGGCGTTTTACAGATTGGGCGAGCCAACGCCGCCAGCATAATCAAAACAGCAATTAGCCATACCGCTGCTATCGCTCGCAATAAGTTTGCACAAAATAATAGTGACCTCATCACAGCAAAGCAGTGGAGTAGCACAATAGATACGAAAACATCGGCACAGTGCCGTATTCGTGATCGGCTACGCTATACGCTGGACAATAAGCCGATAGGCCACAAAATCCCCTACCTGTCAGGCCCGGGTAAAATTCACTTCTGCTGCCGTAGCGGTGAAACATTTATCACAGCATCATGGCAAGACCTTGGCATTAAGAAAGATGAACTTAGCGCAGCCACGCGAGCTAGCATGGACGGGCAAATCCCCGCCCAAATGTCTTATGGTGAATGGTTGCAGAAACAAAGCACTTATCGACAAACGAAAGTGTTAGGTCCGACACGCTATAAATTAGTCAGGGATGGTGGCATGAACTACGATTCTTTTTATTCTGATAAGGGCGAGTGGCTCACTCTGGCTCAGCTACGTGATATAGACGCCAAAGCATTCGAAGAGGCTGGCTTATGACGGGTAAGCTCAAGTTAATAAACAAGAGGTTAGAATGACTAAGATTGATATTTGCCTTAGAAAGTTTCACAAAATATCCGGCGGCGTTATCTATAGCGCTGATATGCATTATGTAATCATGGCTGGCGATCGGTTGATCCATAAAAATGAAGTATTTGGCAAAACTGAGGAGTACCACACTACTTTTTTAGTTGAAGATGTTCCCATGGATAGTATCAAGCTGATTTATGGTTGTGATTCAGACTATGCGACATTAACGGCCAATATCGTTAGTGAAAGCGCCAGTCGTATAAATGACCATATCTATGCGATAGCTGAGCCAACCTACACCCCAATCCCATGCGTACGCGTAGGTTATCGGGGAAGCACCGCATAATCTAAATCTCACGAGAGCTGCCTAGGGCGGCTTTTTTATTACCTGAAAATCACCCCGCCTTGTGCGGGTTTTTTTATGGGCTAAGCCCAGCAATAAATCCCAAGGGGAAAATCATGCTTTATCGTAATTTGTTTTTGAAATACTACGCACCAGCAGGTGAAGGCGAACAGGGTGGCGCTGGTGGTGTTGAAATCACACCAGAAATCCAAGCCATTATCGACCAGCAAGTCGCCGACAAGGTTAGCGGCTTGAAAAACAAAAATAACGAGTTAATCGGTGCGGAGAAAACGCTGAAACAACAACTCGCTGCTTTTGAAGGTATTGATCCGGTGGCCGTGCGCTCCATCCTGCAACGTTTTTCCAACGATGAAGAGGCCAAGCTGATTTCAGAGGGAAAAATTGATGAAGTATTAACAAAGCGCACTGATCGCATGCGTGGTGATTTTGATTCTAAATTGAAAGCCGCCAGCGAACGTGCTGATAAAGCTGAAAGCATTTCAAAGCGCTACTGTGATCGCGTCTTGGGTGATGCCATCCGTTCCGCAGCGCTAAAGGCTGGGGCATTACCGGGCGCAACGGATGATTTTATCTACCGCTCTAAAGGTATGTTTACTCTCAGCGAAGACGGTGAGGCCGTTGCCGTTGATAAAGATGGGAATGTAATGCTCGGAAAGGACGGTAAAACACCGCTATCCCCGCTTGAATGGGCTGAGTCTCTTAAGGAAACCGCCCCGCATTTATGGGCCGCTGCTGCTGGGACTAACGCTGGTGGGCATAAGCCACCCAGCGGTGCGTTAGACCGCGCCACAATGACCCAGAAACAGAAAACCGAATATATTCGAACAAATGGGCGTGAAGCCTATTTGCGTCTTCCGAAATCTAAGGAACAATAATTATGTCTTCTACAGTAAACAGCGATCTGATTATCTATAACGATTTGGCGCAAACCGCATTTTTAGAGCGACGCCAAGACAATATGGATATTTTCAACACCTCTTCAAACGGCGCTATCGTATTGGATAACGCGCTGATTGAGGGTGATTTCAAAAAACGCACTTTCTATGTGCTGGGCGGTTCTATTGAAGCCCGCGACGTTAATTCTGTTGCGAAAGTAAACACCAAAAAAATCGGCGCAGGCGAAGCGGTTGGCGTTAAAGCGCCATGGAAATACGGCCCGTATGCAACCACCGAAGAAGCTTTTAAGCGCCGTGGGCGCAGCGTAGATGAATTCTCATCTGTTGTAGGGGTGGATGCCGCCGATGCAACGCTAGAAGGCTTTGTAAAATATGGCTTGCAGGCGCTTGCCGCTGCAATTAGCTCTAATGCTGACATGGTGGTTACTGCTGATATTGCCACCGATGGCAAAAAGACGTTAACCCGCGGCATGCGTAAATATGGCGATAAGTTTGGGCGCATTGGTTTATTCGTTATGCATTCGGCTTCTTATTTCGACATCGTGGATGAAGCGATCACCAATAAGATTTATGAAGAGGCCGGCGTAGTGGTTTATGGCGGTCTGCCGGGTACATTGGGCAAGCCAGTGCTGGTTACTGATACTGCGCCAATCGATGCGATTTTTGGTCTACTGCCTAACGCAGTAACTATTACCGAATCTCAGGCACCAGGTTTCCGTTCTTACGAAATTAATGACGAAGAAAACTTAAGCGTTGGTTATCGCGCTGAAGGTACTGTGAACGTCGAATTACTCGGCTATAGCTGGGTTGAAAGCGCTGGTGGCGCAAACCCGGACTTAACCAAAATTGGCGACAAGGCAAACTGGAAGAAACACGCTAAAGATAACAAAGTAACCGCGGGCGTGATGATCAAACTACAGGCGGCTGGCGCGGGGGAGTAACACTATCGGCGGATAAAACATCCGTCACCGCCGATGGAACTGATAGCGCTACAATTTCCCTAACCCTCACAAAGGACGGCAAGCCAGTAAGCGGCGCAACCGTCTCTTGGAAGACTACCGCAGGGACTTTGAGCAGCGAATCAGGTAAGACGGGCGCAGCAGGCGGCGCAACGACTAAATTGTCGTCTGATGCCGCTGGTGCCGCAGTAGTAACGGCAACTGTTAATGGTATTGAAGCCAAGACGGAAAGTATTACTTTCAACGCGGTTACACCGCCAGAAAATAAATAATGCTAGGGGCTTAGGCCCCTTTTTCTTTTCAGGGGGATGAATGATCACAACAGATCCCACATCACCAGATTTTAATAGCTATGCATCTGTAGAGGATTTGGCTGCTTTTGCGGTTTCCCGATCCATTACGCTGCCCAATGAAACCGAGCCGCTACTCGTCAAAGCCATGGACTATTTAAACGGATTAGGATGGGAGGGGCAGCGTACAGAACCCGATCAGCCGCTAGCATGGCCCCGTTTAGGCGTAGATTTTGATGGGCGCCCATATCCATCGGACAAGATCCCCCGCGAATTGAACACCGCGCAATGCATGCTGGCTATCGAGGCCAAAGATGGCGACTTATTGGCGGCTAACCGAACCGCAGCCATTAAGCGAGAGCGCATAGAGGGGGCAATAGATACAACCTATGCCATAGCAGACGGCGGATCATTCACGCCAAATTATCCCGCTGTAGATGCTCTATTAAGTGATTTTCTATCTGGCGGCGGTGTTGGCTTTGCTATTAACTCATTTTCGAGGCGCGCGTAATGACTACTATCGCTTTTGATGGGAAAACCCTGGCTGCTGATTCATTGGTTACTTATGACGGCATGCGCGTAGGCAATTCTGAAAAGATTGTAAAAGTTATTGGCGGCATGCTGGGCAGCGCGGGCAATTCAGAGGATGTTACGGCGGCAGAAGCATGGTTTAACGCCGGGCGCCCAGAACAGCGGCCTATATTAACCAGCTATATCGGGATTTTTATTCCTGATGATGGCAGCGTCCCGCAGGAATATAACGAAAGATTGGTCCAGATGGTATTGCCTACCAATTCCCCATGGGTAGCCGGAACCGGCAAATGTTTTGCGATGGCGGCTATGCTGGCAGGTAAAACAGCCCCAGAGGCCGTAGAGATTGCCATTAAGCTGGATATATATTCAGGCGGCCCAGTACGGGTATATTGCCCGCCGACGGCAACAATGGACGACTCGAAACCCTATAGCGAAGATCAATCGTTAAAGCTGGGCGCCTTTCCGGGGTCTGCCTTACTACCTGCGGAGTAATCGCTATGGATTACGAAGGAGCGCAGCGGCGCTTGATTGATGCGGTTAAACGCAATGGCATTGCATACCCGCTAATTCGTGGGGGCGGCGTAATCAATGAAAACGGCGTAGAAGTCGAAGTGCCAGAAGTGAAGATGGATATTAACGGACTGGTTATCGCTTACAAGCTGAGCGAAATAGACGGCTCTCTCATCCAATCGGGAGATATTCAACTTATCGTTACACCTGAAAAAGAAATCCGCATAGGCGATCACATCGAAGTGGATGGCAAGCGATACCGGGTGGAACAGTCAAACCCAATTAAACCCGCCAACGTGCTGCTGGCTTATAAACCGCAGTTAAGGGCATGACATGGGCCTTAATAATCAGTTTAGAGATTCAATAAAGATTTTTGTTGAAGATTCAAAAGTAAATATGGAGGAGGTGGTGCGCCGTACGGGGATAAAAATTCTTGGGCGGCTGGTGGATATGTCGCCTGTGGGCAACCCAGAGCTATGGGCAATTAACCAAACCGCTACTCAATATAATCAGGCCGTTTTCGAGGCCAACGAAGCCGCCATGCTTGTTCCTTCCAATCTAACCAAAACTGGTCGCCTTAAAAAGAAAGCCAGCGTTTCTGACAGCATGGATATAAAAGCGCCGTCAGGCTATACCGGTGGGCGGTTCAAAGGTAACTGGCAGATTGGATTGGATCAGGAGCCCAGCGGAGAAACAGGCCGTATAGACCCCGGCGGGAATATGACAAAGACAGTAGGCAACGCCACGCTAGGACTGTTTAAAGTCGGCATGAAAGCCATCTTCTTTGTGAATAACGTCCATTATGCCTATGCGTTAGAAGTTGAGGGGCATTCAAAGCAGGCGCCCGAAGGCATGATCCGTGTCGTTGCTAAAGACGCGCCAGCGATTGTAAATGAAGCAATTCAAGAGGTTAAGGGGTTAGCATGACGACGCAGCGGATAATTCAGCTATTTGAAACCCAGCTTGCCGCAGTTGCTAGCGCGCTTAAACTTGATATAGCAATGGAGAATATTGAGTTTAAGCCGAGTAAAAATATTTATCTTCGCTCTCACGTTCTGCCAGCGGGAACAGATGTTATTGATCTCTCCGGTACGATGAAAGTCTATAAAGGCATTTTCCAAATCGATATCGTCGCTCCTGCTGGCGCTGGCAAAGCGAAGGCTGGAAACATAGCCGATAGCATTATCGAAGCTTTCCCTAATAACCTTGAGCTGTCAGTGGGTGAATTTACCGTATCGGTAGATGGTGAGCCCAGTCGCATGAGGGCTCTATCTGATTCAACGCGCTATTTAATCCCGATAAGCATTGATTACCGGGCTAACGTCACTACAGGGTGAAATAATCATGGCAGAAATTAAAATCAAAATTGATAGCAGCGATATTGACGCGGCGATCGCTAAAGTTTCGCATCTTCTCGAATTAGTTGAGCGCCTGCCAACTGGCATGCTGCAAGAATCATTTACGGCATCGCAAGATAAAGTTTTTATTAGTGAGGCATTGATTAAGCATAACGGATTTAATCTTGATGATGTGGACGCGATTCTTGCGCAATCCATAACTAACAGTGAAGAATTCGAAAAAATTCATCAGGTTGGTGTGGCTGCCGCGGGCGTTAGAGGCGACCTCACAGAGATCGAAGCCGAAATGCTAAAACAGCAACGCGACGCGCATCACCGCTTTGATGCCAAGCTAGATAATATTGCCGCAAGCCTCAAGGTAAACGTACAAAAGACCGCCAAAGAAGCTATATCCGCTGCGTGTCGCCCTGGTGGCACCATCTGGCAGGTATTTACAAACTATCGTTAAACGTTAAGCCATCTATCATCACCAAACAAAAACCCACTCAACCGCCTTTAGGGCGGTTTTTTTATACCTAAAATTGGAGTATTCCCTATGGGCTTTGCATTGCCTAACGGCTCGCATGTTTATCTTGCTAAAACATATGCGGAAGCCGAAACCGTAACCGCCGCAACCAACGCGGCCGAAACTGTTTTCACCACTGCCGAAGCAACCAAGGCAAAAGCCGGCGATATTATTCACATCCGCTCGGCGTGGCCTGGTCTTGATGAGGTTATCGCGCGCGTTAAAGAAGCCTCTGAATCTTCTGTAACGCTCGAAGATATTAATACGTTGAACACCGGCGATTTTGCCGCTGGTGGCGGCGCAGGTAGCTTCCGAGTCATTAAATCATGGGAGGAAATGTCTCAAATTACTGAAGTCGCTAGCTCAGGTGGTGAACAGCAGAGCATACAGCTTCAGTTCTTATCCGATACAACGCAGCGCAACGTAAACACGTTCAAAACTGCCCGCGTCCAAACATACACAATCGCCCATGATTCAAGCCTTCCGTTTTATGACCTATTGCGACAAGCGGATAGCTCGCAAGACACCTTAGCCGCTTACATGTTTGTGCCGAAGGCAAAAGAGAATCGCTACTGGTCTGCTAAGGCATCCTTTAACGATATTCCAAATACAGCGGTGAACACCGTTGAAACCGTCACGGCAACGCTAAACCTTCAATCTGGTTTGACTGCCTATAAATAGGCTAGCGCTACTGCGCCAGCGAGCGCCGCCGCACCAAAAAAATAACACCGTTACCTTAGCGCTAATAGCCCGCAATGACGGGCTATTACTTCCATCATTAGAAACGATTTAAATCAATAGGAAGCAATTTTCATGGCTAAAAAAGTCTGCTTTAACCCTAATCCCACCTTCTCCATTCCAGTGATGATTCCCCGCGCAGGCGATGATGATGGCGAACTAATCATTACATTCAAGAATAAACAACGCGCAGAGCTTGAAGCCTTAGAAAAAGCGCTAAGCGAAAAGCTCGCCGCGCAACGTGAAGAGAATAAATTTACCAATGAGCCCACCGCGGATTATTTGATGGAAATTTGCCAAGGCTGGGAACTGCCGGAAGAGTTCAATCGCGATAATGTGATCACCCTTTTGGAAAACTACGCGCGCGCCTTTGATTCTATTTCCAGTGCCTACACGCGAGAAATGATGGCGATCCGCGAAAAAAACTAATAGCGCTTGCCGAGGCATTCTATACGCCTGAAATCCCCATAAATAACGCCTTCGGCTTTAGTCCTGATGATTACGACGATGTGATCGTGGAAATCTGGCCGGATACGGCGCCCGCTTTTGATGTGTTCATATGTATGGCTACGCAATGGCGAACCGGCATGAATGGCGTTAGCGGCTTGGATTATAACTGCCTGCCGTGGCTTATGAAGGTGAAAGGAGTAGAGGACGAGGCAAGCGCGTTGAGTGATCTTAGAGTTATGGAAGCCGCCGCACTTAGGCTACTTCATAAAAATACATGATTTAATACCCTAAAAATCCTTATCCAACCCTAACAGAGCCTCACTTCGGTGAGGTTTTTTTATATGCATTTCACCGCGCACCGCAGCGCAAATAACCACATCGAACCCTACCCTTTGAAATGAGCCTTTGAGGAAGTCAGTTAGTGCTGGCGAGCCTCGATGGACTGATTTCCTATGCGGCAAAGGTTCATCTCAAAGTAAGGCAAACGCTATGAACAATTTACAGGCCATCCCTGATTTTGATTTTCGTCAGCTAGTGTCGGCGGCAGAAGGTGAGCCGGTTACCGACACATTCCAGATCGCCAAGGCATTTGGCAAAAGACATCAACATGTTATTCGCGCACTGGAAAACCTTCACTGCTCGGCTGATTTCACGAAGGCCCACTTTTGGGTTGTCGAGAAAATCAATGAGTTAGGGATATTTGATAAGAAGCAAAAGTATTACCGCATGGACTTCAGCGGCTTTGTCATGCTGGTCATGGGCTTCAATGGGGCAAAGGCTGATGCAGTTAAAGAGGCCTACATTAACGCCTTCAACTGGATGACCAGCGAGCTAAGAAAATACAGCGAAAGCTATGAAGCAGAACGTAACGCCGTCATGCTCGAATACATGAAAGAGAAAGATGTTGCCAGCATGTCAGGGCGATTACTGAACCGCTGGGGACGAGTAAAGAAACCAGCTCTATTAGCCAAGATTGAACGAATCGAGCAGAAGAGCCAAATCACCATACCCGGATTACCGGATAAAGCAGCCTGATAGGGAATAGCCACTACACTTGAAGAGTTTGGGATAGGCGGATTTGAAATCCGCATGGCTTAGGCAGATTGACGTGCTTGAATACATGTCTGCATTGAGTAAGAAGTTATTTGGTAAATCTGGCTTTCTGACAGAAATTAATGAAATCAGAGGGTTAGATACGTCTTCATCTGCTGCTTAAGCAAGGTGATAAATAGCGCCTTGGAATAAAAATCAATAAGTTGAGAGTCATTTTCACAACGGCTCTTTAGCTGCCTCCAAAATTAACAAGGCCTCACCTAAGTGAGGTCTTTTTTATAGGAAAAATAAATTGTGAGGGCTATATGTCCGATGAAATTGGCAAGATTTCGCTAGTAGCAGATACCAGTAGCCTAGAACGTGCTGCAAATGAGTTAGATAAATTCTCTGCTTCCAGCAATAAAGCGGCAACGGCAGCCGATAGCCTGAATGATTCAAACGCGCAAACATCGGCAAAAGTAAAAGATGTGAACGCCGCGTTTACAGCCGGCGCCGCAGTGAGAGAGCAAACCCGCCGATCTTACGAAGGAACAACGAAAGAGCTTCAAGGTTTACAGCGCGAGTTAGTCGCTATTCGTGGGCGGGTTGATCCGGTTGGCGTGGCATTCGACAACTTGGCGGCAATGTCAGACAAGCTACGCGAAGGCCTGCGCCAAAAGCTTATCGACCCGTCAGATTACGCCGCCAGTGTTAAAGGTATCGATAATCTAACATCAGCATTAGAGCGATCAGTTTATGAGAGCAGCGCCGCAGGGAAAGCAGCCAAAGAAGCCGCGCAGGCTGATAAAGTCGCCACCGTGGCGAAAGAATCGTTTATTAGTCGATTGCGTGAACAAGCCGAAACACAAGGAAAGACCAACTCCGAAATTATGGCTTATCGTGCCGCGCAGCTGGGCGCCACGAAAGAGGCAGCGCCATTCATCGCTAGCCTCAAGCAACAAGAGGACGCCTGGAAGAAAGGGACTATTTCGGCCGGACAGTACCGCCAAGCTATGCGACAACTACCGGCGCAGATTACGGACGTTGTAACGTCGTTGGCATCGGGTATGCCGATTTATATGGTCGCCATTCAACAGGGCGGTCAGATTAAAGACTCTTTCGGCGGGATCGGTAACGCAGCAAAGGCTCTTATCTCGCAGTTAACACCAATGCGATTATTGGTTAGTGGTATCACGGTTTCGGCTGTGGCGATGGGCCTAGCCTATTATCAGGGAGCCAAAGAAAGCCAAGAGTTTAATAAACAGCTAATCCTAACCGGAAACTATGCTGGAGTGACAACTGATCGCCTTAATGACATGGCTAAGACCATCTCGAAATCTGGCGGAACGCAGGGCGCGGCGGCCGCGGCGCTGGCAAAGGTTGTAGGCACTGGCGCTTTTGGCGCTAACCAGTTGGAAAGCGTTACACGCTCGGCGCTGGCTATGGAGAAGGCCACCGGCCAATCAGTAGACGCCACGATCGAGAACTTCAAGCGGTTGAAGGAAGATCCATTGCGCGCGGCGCAGGATTTAGACAAGCAATTGCACTTCCTGACAGCTACGCAGTTGGAAAGCATCACCAAGCTATCGGAAACGGGGAATGTAACGGCAGCGGCCCGCGTGGCTATGGATGCTTACGCAGACACAATGCAGCAGCGCGCGGCGGATGTTACCGATAGTCTCGGATATTTAGAAACTGGCTGGAATAGCATCAAAAGCATTGCTTCAAGCGCTTGGGATGCGATGCTGGGCGTAGGCCGTGAAGATACTATCGAAGACAAGATCGAACGCTTACAGAAAGCATCCAAGGCGCGCGCGCTAGGTATGGCTGATGTAAATGTGGGCGTAGATACTAGCGCCGAGATTGCTACACTTCAGGAGGAAAAATTTCAACGCGATATAAAAGTCGCCAAGGATAAAGCGGAACAAAACGAACAGGATCGCCAAAAGCGTGAATATAATGCTACCCAAGCATTGAATAAGAAATATGAAACGGCCGAGGAAAAGCACCAGCGCACACTATTGGAGATCCGCAGCGGTTATGCGTCTAAGGAAGCCAAAGACGCAGCAATAAAGCGCGAAAATATAGAATTTGCCGAAGCCCAAGCCCGTAAGACTAAAAGGCCAAAAGCCGCCAAGGCGATCACAGATGATGCCGCTACAAAGGAATTAGCAGCTAGCCAACAGCGTCTAGCTGTTTTACGTGGGCAGTCTGAAGCTACTGACAAAATGATACAGCAAGAAAGCCGCTTGCTTGAATTTAATCAGCAGATTGCAGACCTGAAAAACAAATCTATTCTCACCGCCGATCAAAAGTCTTTGCTTTCGCGTGAAAGCGAAATCCGAGCAAGCCTTCAGCTTGAAGCGAATATCGCCAAGGAGAATGCGCAGCGTGAAAAAGCCGTAAAGGCTATGAAGACGATGAGCGATTACGCTAAAGAGATTGAGGAGCGTAATCAGCAAGCGAAGGATAGTTTTGGGCAAACGACGAAGGGAACGCAACGTGAAGCGCAAGAATCGCAGCTAAAGAAGACCTACAACAAATCACTAGAAGGTATTACCGATGCGGCTCAGCTAGAGAAAATCGCCGCAGAGTATGTAAGGGCGCGTGACAAGTTGCATGAAGGTTTTAGGGATGAAGACGCGCGCGAATCGGATTGGATTTCTGGCTTAAATCTTGGCATCAATCAGTTTGCCGAAAACTCGCTAAATGTCTTTCAGGCAACGGCTCAAATCGGCCAAACCACAATGCAAAGCCTTTCAGATATGGCAACGGATTTAGCGAGTACCGGCAAAGCAAACATTAAGGAATTTGGAACTTCAATCCTAAAAATGATTTTGCAGGTTATTAATCAGTTGCTTGTGGCTTATGCGATTCAATCAGCGTTAGGGTGGATGAGCGGAGGCGCTTCTTTTTCATCTACAGGCTTAAATGATGGAACAAAAGGGATCCCTATGCCGCCGAAGTTCGATGCTGGTGGCTATACGGGGGATGGCGGCAAGTATGAGCCAAAAGGGATTGTCCACGGTGGCGAGTTTGTTTTCACCAAGGAATCAACGAGCCGGATCGGGACGGATAATCTTTACGCGCTGATGCGTGGCTATGCCAATGGCGGCATGGTAGGCGGATCATCAACCGGCCGCGCGCCGATGCTTGGCCTACAAGGCGGAGGAAGCGCCAGCGGGCCTACCATTCAAACAACCGTTACAGTTAATACCGAAGGCGGCCAACAGCAACAAGGCGGCAATAGCGATGCTATCGGCAAAGCTTATCAGCAGGTAATAGACGTTTCGATAAAGGATGGGATTTCAAAAGCATTACGGCCAGGTGGTTTGATTTGGGCAGCGCAGAATAAGAGATAAAGCAAAATCCTTTGGAAAGTAGTGATAATATATTGCTACTTTCTATAAGGGGGAAACATGGATTTTATAGCTTTATTAGTTTTATTCGCTGCATTTGGGCTTATTCCTGCCTTTATCGCAGAGCAAAAAGGCCGCTCTTTCGGGTTGTGGTGGTTCTATGGTTTTATGCTGTTTATCGTTGCGCTTATTCATTCGCTTTGTTTAAACGCCATCCCCAAAGAGAAAACGGCTGAAGTTTTAGAGCTTGAAGAGAAAGCAAGGCTAGCCGAAATGAAAAACTGCCCTTTCTGCGCAGAGCCTATCAAACGCGAAGCTATAAAATGCAAGCATTGCGGCAGTGATTTATCATGAAAAAAATTATTTGCATAGTTTTTGTTTTAATGGCAGTGGGTTTAATTGGTTGTTATTTCTATGTTAATTCAGTAGATGAACAAGCATTAATTGATGAAGCTAAAAACCGCGTATTATTAGAAATTACCACGCCGGATCGGATAGAGTTTTCAGGATTGCAATTCTTGCCAAATGATTATGCAGCAGATGAAAAGATAAGCGGATCGGTTTGCGGATTCATTGATGCCAAAATGCCCGATGGAACGTATGCTGGGAAAATCAAAGTAGCTGTAAGGGTTAAATCTAATGGCGAAAATATAATGGCTGGACGCGCATTAATTGCTTTGATTGGTCTTCCAGATAGCTATCGATATGAGGCTAAATGGCAAGAGCTTTGCAAAGGATACGAGCCGGAATAGTAACTTATTAAAATTAAATATAACCCTGCCGCAGCGGGGTTTTTTTATGGCCGGAGAATATGAAATGGCTATCGAGAAATTTACATGGCGAACGCAGGGCCAGCCGGAAGGCTCTTTCAACCAGCGCGTTAGAACGGCCAAATTTGGTGACGGTTACGAACAGGTGGCTGCCGATGGTATTAACCCAGAGCAACAGAGCTGGGCGCTAAGCTTTTCAGGCTTAGAAAAAGAAATGATGCCGATCCTTTCCTTCGTTCGGCGCCATGTGATTAAGTCCTTTATCTGGACACCGCCATACGGCAGACAGGGGTTATATCGCATTGCTAGTGACTCTATCAGGGCAACGCCAGTGGGCGGCAAAACAATGACGGTATCGGCCACGTTCGAACAATCATACGCGCCGTAAAGCGCATCAATCGATCACAAAACAAAGGGCTATCTTCGGATAGTCTTTTTTTATGGGGTAATCATGGAAATTACTAGCGACGTTCAAAAGCTTGAACCCGGTAACCGCATTCGACTTATTGAAGTTGATGGTGAAGCATTCAACGCAGGGATCCTGCGCTTTCATAATGACACTATTCCCCATACACCGGAGGAAATCGCAACAGCCAGCGGGGACGAGTCGAAATTAAAAGCGAAGTCGATATGGTGGCAAGGTAAAGAATATGGCGCGTGGCCGTGTGAGCTTTCAGGCCTTTCATATTCGACAGATGGAACAGCGGCAGAGCCTAAATTAACAGTAGCAAACTTAGACGGCACGATCGGCGCTATGTGCATTGCTTATCAAGATATGGTTCAAGCGAAAGTGACCGTTCACGAAACATTCAAACATTATTTAGATGCGCGCAATTTTCCAGAAGGTAATCCCGAAGCCGATCCAGAACAAGAATTTACGCAGGTTTTCTTCATCGATAGCCGAAGCGGTGAAAACGACGAACAAGTCGAATTTACGTTAAGTAGCCCGATCGACTTACAAGGCCTGCGCATTCCTACCCGACAAATTCACTCGCTTTGCCAATGGGCCATGAATAACGAATACCGCACCGGCATTGGCTGCTCATATGCGGGACAAAACGGCATGTTTACCATGGACGATAAACCAACGGACGATCCCAGCCAAGATGCATGCTCAGGTTGTTTATCATCTTGTAAATTACGTTTTGGAGAAATGGCCGAATTAGATTTCGGTGGTTTTCCTGGTAGCTCTTTGATTCGGAGATAGACCAATGCAAGATAAAACGTTAGCGGCCATCATGGCCCACGCCAAACAGGCTTACCCGCTGGAGTGCTGCGGCATAGTTGCCCAAAAATCCCGCGTAGAGCGTTATTTTCCTTGCCGCAATATCCTTCCATCGAATGAGAAAAAAAAAGAAGGCCCCGAATACGGATTCATTCTGGCGCCGGAGGACTACGCCACGGCCGAAGATTGGGGAACAGTTACCGCTATTGTGCATAGCCATCCTGACGCCACCACGCAAGCATCGGAACGCGACAAAAATCTATGTGATGAAACAAATTTGCCATGGGTTATAGCGTCATGGCCGGAAGGCGATATAAGAACGATTTACCCGCGCGGAGATCGGCCGCTCGTTGGCCGGCAATTCGATTTGGGCCATGCTGATTGCTGGTCTTTAATTCGCGATTACTTCCGCATGAATCATGAGATTGAATTGCCTAATTACAGCGTAGAGCATCATTGGTGGGAAGACGGACACGATGAAAACTTTTATCACGATTGTTGGTTTGAATGCGGCTTTCGTGAATTTGAAGGGCCGACGCGCGAAGGCGATATGGTCATGATGCAGGTACAGGCCGATAAATGGAACCATGCCGGCATTCTGGTTGAAAATGGGATGCTGTTACATCACTTATACGGCCAATTAAGCCAGCGCGTACCGTATGGCGGTTATTGGGTTGATCGCACAATGAAAGTGGTTAGATATAAGGATTTGATGTGATGAGCGAATTAGATGAAGAGTTAAAAACTATCCGACTTTACGGCGTTTTGGGTACCACTTTTGGCCGAGTGCATCGGCTTGCGGTCAGAACGCCAAAAGAAGCCGTAAAGGCGCTATCCGTCGTTATACCAGGTTTTGAAGCTTTCATGAATTCTTCTACCCAGCGCGGCATTGAATATGCCGTTTTTAAAGGTAAGAAAAATATCGGCGAAAGCGAATTAACAGATAATTCAGGAAGTCTAGAAATTCGCATCGCCCCGATTATTACCGGCAGCAAACGCGGCGGCATTTTTCAAACGGTCTTAGGCGTTGCTTTAATTGCCGTAGCTGGCTTTATGACGAACGGCGCCGCAGTTGGCTTGTTAGGTTCTGCCGGCTTTGCCATTTCTGGCGCATGGGGTACCGCGGCGCTAGTCGGTGCATCAATGGCAATTGGCGGCGTTATGCAGATGATAGCACCTCAACCAACAGGCCTTTCAATGCGTGAGAGTCCAGATAATAAACCGTCTTACGCCTTCGGTGGGCCAGTGAATACCACGACGCAAGGCAATCCCGTTGGCGTCCTTTATACGCAAGACAATAACCGCGAAATAGGCGGTGCCATCGCTTCGGCAGGCATTTACGCTGAAGATCAGCAATAGCGTTAAAAGAATCGAACAGGCTGCCTACGGGTGGCCTTTTTTTATGCGAGGAATTATGCAATTAATCCAAGGTAACAAAGGCGGAGGTGGTAGTGGTCGCCAGCCTTCAGAATCACCAGACAGCCTACAGTCAGTTGCACGCGCAAAGATTCTTTTAGCGCTTGCGGAAGGCGAGCTGGGCGGTACGTTGGATGGTAAGCATATCTATCTGGATGGAACGCCAATTATAAACGCAGACGGAAGCAATAATTTTCCGGGCGTTACATGGGAATATCGGCCAGGTACGCAGGCGCAGACCTATATCAAAGGGATCCCAAGTGTAGAAAATGAAATCACGATTAACACCGAATTAAAACAGTCTCAACCATGGATCCGCGCTATCAATAATACGCAGCTATCAGCTGTGCGCATCCGCCTTGGTTTTCCCGCGCTACAACAACAAAAAGATAACGGTGATTTGATCGGTTACCGCGTGGAATATGAAATCGATTTGGCGATAGATGGTGGAGCCTATGAAACAGTTTTGAAAACTGCGGTAGATGGCAAAACGACGACGCTTTACGAGCGCAGCCATCGTATTAATCTACCTGCGGCTAATACCGGATGGCAAGTGCGCATTCGTCGCCTTACAGCTGATTCTACGAGTGCAAAAATCGCCAGCAAATCGACGATTGAAGCTATCGCAGAAGTGATCGACGCTAAATTACGTTATCCGAATACAGCCTTGTTATTCGTGGAATTTGATTCCAAGCTTTTTGCCAATATCCCTAAAATTAGTTGCCGGCCAGATGGGCGCCTGATCCGTGTTCCGACTAACTACGATCCAAAGATGCGCACTTATTCCGGCAGTTGGGACGGAACCTTTAAATTTGCTGTAAGCAATAACCCTGCGTGGGTTCTCTTTGATTTGATCATTGAAAAGCGCTTCGGGCTTGGCCGTCGTTTGACTATCGCGCAGGTTGATAAGTGGGAGCTCTACCGCATCGCGCAATATTGCGATCAGATGGTACCGGATGGCCGAGGCGGCGATGGTGTGGAGCCGCGCCATATGTGCGATGTTTATATTCAATCGCAAGCTGACGCCTTTACCGTGTTGCGCGACGTGGCAGGCATCTTCCGTGGCATGACTTCATGGATGAATAATCAGCTTTCAGTTATTGCCGATATGCCGCGCGATGTATTTCGCAACTTTACCCATGCAAATATTGTGGGGAAAATTAATTATGTAGGCGGTAGCCAACGCAATCGCGTTACCCAGGCGCTTATTAGCTGGTCAAATCCGGTAACGAATTATCAAGATGAAATCGAAGCCGTTTCAGATATGGCATTAATGCGGCGCTATAGCGTTAATCAGATTGAACTATCGGCCATTGGTTGTACGCGTCAAAGCGAAGCAAGGCGCAGTGGATTATGGGCCATTCTAACCAATAGCAAGGACGGTGCCGCCAGCTTCACGACGGGCTTAGAAGGCCAATTGCCGATGCCTGGCTATATTATTGGACTGCCGGATCAGCGCCGCTCGGGGCGCGTCTATAGCGGCCGTATTTCTTCGGTAAATGGTCGAAATATCAAGCTAGACCGCAAACCGGATGCCAAAGCCGGTGATCGCCTGCAAATCAATTTGCCTTCAGGCTCATTGCAGGCGCGCACGATAACCGCAATAAATGACGCCGTTGTAACAGTCTCAATCGCTTACACTGAAACGCCAGAGCCAGAAGCTATATGGGGTATAGAAGCTGATGATCTAGCTATTCAGCTTTATCGAGTTATCAGCATTGAAGATAACAACGACAATACTTTCAATATCTCATGCATTGAGCATGATCCAGACAAATATGCGCGCATCGATACTGGCGCAAAAATAGACGAGCGGCCGATCACGGTTATCCCGCCTGGTGTCCAGGCACCGCCGGCTAACATTCAAATAACTAGCTACTCAATCGTTAATCAAGGCATCGCAATAACTACGATGCATGCAGGTTGGGACGCGGTGCCGAATGCTATCGCTTACGAAGCTGAATGGTGCAAAGACAATGGCAACTGGATCAGCGTGCCGCGGTCTTCCGTTACCAGCTTTGATGTTCCGGGCATTTATGCTGGGCGGTACCTGGTGCGTGTTCGGGCTATTAATGCCAGTGATATATCATCCGCATGGGCCACATCGTTAGAAGTGCATTTAAAAGGCAAGGAAGGCGCACCGCCTAAGCCGTTAAACTTCAAAGCGGATCCCTTAGTCTTTGGCATTGCCTTATCATGGCTATTCCCTCAAGGCGCAGAAGATACGCTAAAAACGGAAATACAATATAACACCGCGCCAACGGAAGAAGGCGTGATGCTGTTATCTGATATTCCCTATCCCCAGCGCAGCTATCAGCAGATGGGGCTAAGCGCGGGCCAGTCATTCTTCTTTCGTGCTCGATTAGTGGATAAATCCGGCAATCAAGGTGATTGGATTGATTGGGTATTAGGCGAATCGAGTACGGATGTTGATTGGATTGCCGATGAAGTTAAAAAAGAGCTCGAGCAATCGGAAGCTTTTAAAGAGATCGATAAAAATCTCACGGATTCCAACGCAAAGCTACAGGATGCTGCAGAGGCTGCCATTCAGAATGCGCTGGCAAATGATGCCGATGTACGCCGCTGGATGGCGCAGAACGGCGACCGTAAAGCGGAAATAACGGAAACCCAGCAACTTGTCGCTGATGAAACAGAGGCAAGAGCAACGGCAGTTACTCAGTTAAAAACGCAGACGGATAAAACAAGCTCAGATTTAACAGAGTTCCGCGAAACCGTAGCAAAAGATAATGAAGCTACAGCGCAAAAGATTACCCAGCTCAATTCTAAAACTGATACTACTAATAGCAATATCACTGCCTTAGAAAAAACCGTTGCAGATAGTGATAAAGCCTTATCGGAAAAAATAACCGGCTTAACATCGACGGTCGGAGAAAACACGGCGGCTATTCAAGTTCGCGGCCAAACTATCTTTAACAAAGATGGAACGGGTAGTTCCGTTTACAGCATGGGTGCCGGTATCACGTATAAAGGGAAATATTATGCAGCCGGTTTGTCAATTGGGGCCGAAGTAAACGCGGCAGGGACGGTGAGCACACGTATTTTAGCCAGCGCGGATCAGTTCGCGGTGTTAAATCCTGCCACTAACGGGTATACGTTGCCATTCTTCATTCAAGGTTCGCAGACCTTCATTGTTTCCGCGCTCATCCAAGATGCCTCGATCACGAACGCCAAAATTGGCAGCTATATCCAGTCAAACAATTATGTCGCGGGTAAGGCTGGGTGGCGCATCGATAAAAATGGTGTGTTGGAAATGAACTCGGCGTTACCGGGAGGGGGGCGCTCTGTGTTTGATTCTAATGGGATGGCTGTGTATGACCAAAACGGTGTAAAACGCTTTGCTGCGGGGTACAAACCATAATGGGAAGTTACGGTGTTTTTGCTTATAACGCTAAAGGCGTTGAAACGAGCGCCATCGATGGGCGCTCTTTTTTTCTTGATAGCATCGGCATTTCGGGAGCAAACGCCAATGGCAGTAAAAGTTACCCTAGCGTGAATCTCAATATCTATAAATTAACGTACGCAATATCAGGATCGGGAGGAAGTTCCGGCGCTTATATTCACGCCAAAATCAACGGCAATAAGATTACGTGGAACAGTGTTGTTCAGGATGCAAAATATATAACGGGATATATTTTTGTTTGTTTAGTGGAGATATAAAATGGCCTTCGTTGTTGAATTAAAGAACGCAAAAGGCCATACGATTTATGACACGAGTTTGCGTAATTTCTCACTGATTTCTCGACAGCGGGTTACTGTTCCCCCTCCTCAAAATGGCGGCGTCGAGATAACCATACCGAATCCAGAAACCACGATCCCTTTTGTACGCATTGAAGGGAATTACGAATCTAACGTTTGCTTGATCGGTGGGGTGGTCGGCAATAAGTTGAGCTTAACGCTTGCACCTCCTGCGTCTGGTTCGGCAGCGGTAACAAGCAAAATCGCCATTATTTATTTTATGGGGGTGGGGACAACCGGTATCGTTCCTGAATACGGCGCTGTTATTCGAAGCGCTTCTGGCGCCGTTGAATGGTCTTCGTTAGATAATCCCCTGTTTATTCGTACGATGGCGATTGCGGATGCTCACGCTACGCCGAATGCCAGCATGATAAGTGGACGACCTATTGCCGTTTGTCCTGCGATTACAGGAACCATACAGCGTAATCGTGGGGGCATTGCATTTAGCGTTGTCACTGGGTTTGCCAACGGTTTGCGTTCACAGGCATTTGGTAATTTCAGCGGTTCAGGTGTTTGGCATTGGAGCACAATGGTATCACCAAGATTGGATTATCAGGTTTACATCGAAACTGATTACATGGACTAATTCTTACTAACCCGCTTCGGCGGGTTTTTTATTGGAGAAAATATTATGTCTTTATATGAGACAGGCACGATCACGGGCGCTTTAAATTCAACGACTATTAGCGGTACAGGCACGAAGTGGAGCGATCCAAAGATCGGTATCACGAATGGTTCAGTGCTGTTTGTATCTTCTAGCGCGGGCATGGATGGTGTTTATCAAGTTAAGCGCGTTATCAATGATACTTCCATAGAGTTGGCCCAGCCGATTTATAAAGCATTTACCCATTCTAAATATTCAATTCTCGTTGCCGAGGCGTCCAGTACGGCTTCATTCGCTAATCAATTGGCGGCGGCACTTGGTTACTATCAAGCGCAGATCGACGGCTGGCAGCAGATTATGACCGGGACGGGCGATATTGTACTTAATGCGCCAGATGGTACGAAAGTGACAATAAAGAGCTTTACAAAGATGTCTCAGGACATCGATAAGAAGCAGGACAAAAGTAAAATACTCACCGATATTTCTAACTCAAAAGATGCTGATGGCGTTCGCGAATACCTCGGTTTAAAAGAAGCGCTCATTAAGGGGGACTTTGGCGCAGGAGGGGATGCTCCACACGTTAGTGTTATCCAAACGCAATTTGACTCAGGCATTTATGCGTATTGGGGGGACAACTCTGACATAAATTATGGATATAAATATGGCGTTGTATTCAATGCGGTATATGCCGCAGCAACTTATAAGCGAACTTTTCAAATTTTTATTGATAGTACTCTTGGGATTACCGCAAGACATTACAATCAGAATACAGGAAATGAGTCGTCCGTTGTTCTATATACCACAGGGAATACAACTAAAGCTTCAGATGGAACGCTAAAGGCGGCAAGCCCAATCGTGAAAATTTTCTCTGATGGTGCATTTGAAACAAATGCAGAATCTCTTGGGGTAAATGTTCACCGAGAGGGTGTCGGCGCGTATCGAATTACGAATGTACTGGGCATGAATTCTGATGGTACATGGGGCGGCGTCGACGGTGGCTTTGATGTACCAAAAGATCGCAATGGCCAGCGCTTAATTTGGTTGGATTATGAGGTTGAAGCCGATGGCTCTATTTTGGTTAAAACCTATCACCGCACCTATCCTGATGCTCCTGTGTTTGCTAGAAATATTAAAGAGGGATATGAAGAAGGCGATCTCATTGATATTCCATCTGACCAATTCGTTTCCGTTCGCGTAGAAATGCCGCAGGATTCAATCTGGAATCTGGCACAAAAGGCAGCACAAGAAGAAATGAAGCAAGAGAAAACGACAGAAGAGTAGTTAGGTTTGCGCCGGTCCGTATGCAAGAGACCGGCGCAGTGACAATAGTAGTGCCATGATATTGATTTTAACACTATAATAAGCAAAGGCTTGCCTGCCGGTTTCAAAACTAGCTTGGTGGATTTATGCTGATTCGATGTATGAAGGAGGTGGGAGTGCCTGCAGAGATTAAAGTATACCTTGAGGATGCTAATCAAGCCTATAGCTCCGGTGTGTGGTGCCTATTAGAGGAAATCTTCACTGAAGATATGGGGATGCTTCTGAAACGGATTGATGGGGTTTCAGCAACAGTTGCATTACGTGATGCAGATATCTATGTAACACCATTCAGTGCAGGAATAGACCGAATTTGCGCTTATATGTTTAGTCATCATAAAAAAAATTTCCTTCTTATTGGTATTAGCATCGGACAAAACTTGCCAATTGTTGAGAACCTATTCCCCTGTTTGCAAGGAAGCGTTTTTATCCGAAGAACTGACTCTGTTGAGCAAGTTCGTCATAAGGTGTCTCAAGCTTGGACTATGTCAAACGAAAAAAAAGAAGAAAAATGCCGTTCATGCCGTCGCTTATTATTAACAGCAGGTGAAAAACGTGTAATCTATTATTTAGATAAAGGTTTTAGCGTGTCTCAAATTGGTAATATTCTAGGGATAGGAATGAAAATGGCAAGCCAAAGAAAACGGAAAGTTATGAGGAGGTATAATTTGCACTCAGATGTAGAACTGTGGAATTTTCTTAACAAATGGCGAGAATATTTAATTCCTGCTGAATAA